TCATAGTCTTTAACCATGCCATTTAAATTAATAAATAGTTTAGGTCTTGGGCGACTACTACTTTTTGTTATTGAATAATCGCTAATGCGATTTATAACAAAACCTCTCAATAGAGAGTACAGAACTCTCGTTCTGCTCTGGACTATATCTTAAACTTGATAAATAAATATCAAATCCATTTCCGTTTAGTCTCTGAACCTTCTCCATATCTCAATATATGAAACTTAGGAGCTTGGCTGCGGATTGTCCTTACCCTTTTTCAAGGGATATCTCAAATAATTTTTACTTATAAAGACTTGTATATTTCTTACGAGTCTTTAAACCGATGTTCTACTCATCGCCCTCCGTATGTTTCCACACAAAGTTAGTATATTTGAGTTCAAATAGGAGTTTCCCGCAATTTGAAAATGTCGCCCCTGTTAATATAGGGACTAGGTAGTTATATACGGTTTCCCGAGGAAGTTTCCACCAGTTTTCTTTCAATTATGACTTCCCAACATTGAAAGTGGCTACCTGTTGCTAACACATTACAAAATCACCCAACGATTTTGTGGTTTATCAGCTGTTTTGATGGCAGTGGCGATAACACCTTCTCTACCTGCCATAATACCGAAAAAAAATTCGGCTGGTCCCAATCCCTTAAGATAAGAACTAGGACAAAATCCTCTGGCAAATGCACTGTTATCATGTTGATGGAACATTGGCAAAGTTCTGTTATTATATTTTTTCATGATACGTCTTCTTTCTACAACGAGTTGACCAACACATCCAACACTTTTACCAGCATTTGTTGTATCTCCGGCAGATCCGGATTTAATTGTAATATTGATACCACCGGGTATAACAAAGCTGTTCATAACCGCTTTATCAATATCCGGTTGTATTGCTGCTAACCCAGCTTCTAAACTTAATTCGAATGCCTCTGTAGACATAACATAAGGATCATTCTCATATTCAGTAATAGCTGTCAAAACTTCTTTGCGTTTTGTTTCAATAATATGTTCAATGGCTTTGTGAGTTTTTTTCGGAACAACCAAATCCTGAATGGAGACTGTGAATCCATGTAGAATCAACCATTGTAATATCATTCTTTGCAAGTCATCTACTAAATTCAATGTTTTTTCACTGCCATATTGTCGCCATGTTTTTTGAATAAGAGATTGAATTTCTGATCCGGCAAATTTTCCATGAGTTATGTTACCATTGTGAATTCTGTGGGAAAAAGTTTTGTCAGGATTTCGTTTAGAAATATTAATACCGGATTGAATAAGTTGCGAATAAAGGTATTTACCAGATATTTTTTTATTTTTTGGAATTTTACCATTGAGACTAGTCGCTGTGCCTAATAATATATTCATAGCATCTTTCCAGTCAATATGTATATCATCATGAGTTAGTAAATAAGAACCCATTAAGGTATCTTGTTTAATTTTCATCGCAATTTGACTATTTTTTGGATTGACAAATCGCTTGTCCACATTCGCTATCAGTAACAATTCTGTTACGGTTTGAATCGATTGTGGAACATGTATATTCATTTCATCCCCATCATACTTTGTCTCGGTGCATCCGATTTTTTGATTCTAAAAATCGTATCAATCGAGCACTTAAAAACATCCTTTTATTTTTCAATAAAAGCCGGACTTTACCTTAAGCAAAATACACAAAATATGTATTTCACCTACTGCCGTCAAGTCTCTGAACCTTATTCTCTATTGCTAGAGAATCTTGGCTGCGGATTGCCCATTTCCATTAAGTTTTATTAATTGATTTTGATTAAATTGATTAATTTATAAGATTGATTAGATTTATTTTCTATTTGATTTGAGTGATTTGCTACCGGATTTAATTATTTTCTTCTTTGAATCCTTTTTAGCAATTGCTTGTGTTTTAGAAGCGTTTTTCTTGAATTCATCTAATTGAGCTTTAGCTTGGTCCAATTTAGTTTCCATAGTATCAAATTTGGATAAAAATGCCTTGTTGTATAATTTACCATTTATCTTGATCTGAACAAAGTAACCTTCCGAAACCACGATTCCATCTTTTATAGTTTTACGATAATTGATATTCGGAGGTAAATTTTTACTGTGTTCTTTTTGTCTAAGACCACCGCCAACAGCTCTGTCGGCATTGGATTTGGCTTTAGCAGATTGATACTTTTTTAAATGTTCGGAACTATTAGGTTTATTATCTCCAACAAAATAATTATAGCCATATTCTGGATCGGATGTATTATATAACTTTGTTAGTCTGGTCTCATATTCTTTCAAATGTTTGAGACTACATACTTTTAAAGTAAAAATAAACCAATCTTCTAAATCAGATCTTCTCAAAACATCATAAAAAATTGGACATTCGTCATAAGCTAAATCACTATCTTTGTTTGACCAATGACGTCGAAATCTACCTTTAGCTCCATATCGAGTCATTGGATGATCTCCATGTTTCTCATAAGATGAAACCCGACCAATATATGATTTGCCTTCTTTCAAATTAAAAGCCTGATAAACAACCCCTGTTTCTATAGTTTCCTTAGCATAAAATGCACCATTTTTTTTTTGATCTATTTTTGGAAATGAATCATTTAGTAGCACTACTTTTACTCCTCTTGTCATCTTCTCTCTCTTATTACTCTAATCATAATCAATTTTTTCACATATCTATTTAATCAATCAATTTTTTTTAACTTAATTTCATTTATATCATTTTTACTGTACCTCCGATTTTTCTCCGGAGCCATGGACATATCGCTATGTTCCACTTAGTAGATATAATTTTAGGGGATTCCCGCAATTTGACAATATCGCTAGATTTCTAATGAATTCTAACTAGGTGGTTATATCTATAGTTGATTTTACACCGTTTTCCTCACAAGGCGAATCAACATCCTTGCAAGCAGCCACCTGTTGCCAACCACGATCTAGGGATAGATCTGAGTTAATCGGCGTTATAGGGTTCTGTCACACTGACATTGACCCTAAATGTTAATATATTTTGTTCATGTCCTAACACATGTACTTTATGACCCATCATTGACATTTTATGTAAAGACGGTTGTCGATTGAATAAGACAATATCGCCATTGACTAAATGTCTGTCAACAACGTCACCTATCTTTAATTCAATGGGTTTTTCTCTGTATTTTAAATGATAAACATGTTTTGATTCATGACCATCTTTGTCAATAATACTTTTGGTAACAAAATTGGCTCCGGGATATCGTCGACATCCATTTTGTACTAATTTGCTTAGATATTCGATATTATATTTATTGACAATTTCTGGATATGTTAAATTCATCGCAATAATTATTGGTATACCAACTTCATTCAGATTGATATACGGATCTGGAGTAATAACTGTACGACCAGATTGATCAACACGTTTCCCCATTAAATTTCCTCTCACTCTACCTTCTTTACCTTTTAAGCGTTGTGATAAAGATTTTGTTAGGGTTTTACTTTTTTGACATGATTTAGGTATACCAATAATCTCATTATCAAAATAAGTAGCGACGTGAATTTGCAATAACATAAAATCATCACAAGCAGAAGCAGTTTTTGTAAGCGTGCCATCTCCCTTTGCATTTTTTAAATTTTCATTACTTTTAACAATATCAATCAATTTATGTGTTAGATCATCGTCATTTGTGGATGATGATGCTATTTCTAATTTAATTGATGGACGTACCTGCACAGGAGGTACTGGAAAATTTATAATTATCATATCTTCTGGGCGAGATTTCTTGGGATCAAATCCCATAATCATACAATCCTCATTTGAAATTGCCCGAAGAATATTATAACATAATTGAGGAGTTAAACTTTGTGGAGCTTTTTTCTTTTTGGAAAATTCTGTTTCATCCGCATCTGAAGCCCTCTTAATTGCTTCTGCTAAAATAAAAACGTTACCAGTTTTTTTGTCAATAGATATTTTATGAGCAGGTACTCCACATGAACGACAGTGAGTAACATTCTTAGTAATTGACATAATTTCGCTGAAACGTTGTTTTCCATGTTTATTATTCAATAAATTAGCTATCTCATTTTCATTTTTATAAACTAATAATTTATTACAGCGAATGCAAATACAGCTTAATATCTTTTTTAAATATAATAGATAACCCATATGAAAAACGGGTTCCACAAATTTAATATGTCCGAAATGTCCTGGACATTTTAGTGGTGTTTCTCCACAAGTAGTACATTCTTGAATACGATTGGTGACTCCTAATCGTTTGTCCAATACACCGTTATAAACTGTTTCTCCATTAAATGATGTTTCTGCTACAGAAATTCCATTAATATCAGCAATAGCGCTATTTTCTATAATACTTGAATTGGACCATATCTCAAAATCAATCCGCAGAATACTTTCAATATTATCGGAGATTCTGCCATACGTATTTCTTTTATCCTCCATGCCGTATATATCTATTATCTATTATATTTTTATATCGTTTATTTTTATATACACTATTTTTTTCAATTTTTTTATAATTAGTACATTGTATCAATAAATAGATTTATTCATACAACATATCAATATGCATATCATCAATAGGGACAATTTCTTTTTTAAATGGTCTCAAATTAATAATTTGGATATGACTCGATTCACAATCGAATAATTTTAATATTGTATTTAAATTTTTAACCGGAACACATTTTTTTTGATATTCGGTATCAATAGAAGATTTAAAAAAGTGCGATTGATTTTGAATAGCACGTTTATAATTATCCAATAAATTTAGATCGAAATTAACTGGATCAGTTCCATTCAGTAACATAATATTTTTTCGTTTGGATAATAAATCGGGCATTATTTTAGCACAAGTCAAATTATCTAAATGGCGTCTATTTCCCTGATATGCAGAATAATGGGAACCATCGCCATAAAATGTTTTGATCCAAAATATACTAGTAAAAGAATCAGAACAATAACTATTAGAATCTAAAAAATATGTACTTAATGTAATATTTTTTTTGTGATGGCCATCAAAATAATAAATCACATGAATTGGACCAAGTATACTCATTATAAATTTATATACACCAATATAAACATGATATATATACAAATA